GAAACAGTAATAGATAATCAAACAATTAAAAATATAATTAAGTTTAAAAGGAAAGTATCCAAAGCTAATGGAGATAAAAATCAACAACCTCAATTAGTGGATGCTGAAAAGAATCCTTTAAATAAAATTGTAGGTAATGGTAGTAAGGTTAAGGTTATGTATAAATCTTACGACTGGAATTACAAAGGTAAGACAGGTAAAGGGCTTGACTTACAAGCTGTACAAGTTTTAGACTTAGTTGAGTATACACCTAAAGAAGATTTTGATGTAGAGGAATCTTCTAGCGGAGAAAAAATAAACTCTGATTTTTAATTAAGTCTAAAGTATTAAGTTATAATGTTAATGTTTGTCATTATGCTATACTCCAATGAGAGAGTCGGTCTTATCCAATCGGCTCTCTCAACAATTAAATTAACTAACATTAAAGGGCGACAATGGAAGAAACAAATCATAATGGATTCGTAAAATATCATTTACCATGTCCACTTTGTTCTAGTAGTGACGCAGTCTCTATGAATAAAGATGGGTCAGCGTATTGTTTTTCTTGTCAGCAGTACATAAAGGAATACAATATGGAAACAAATTACGAAACTACAAATAAAGTAAATCAATACCAAGTCAAAGATTTCTTAAATGATTCTAACTATGCTGAAATCATTGATAGAAATATATCAGAAGATACTTGTAAGAAATATGGAGTCACAGTTAAGATGGACTCACTTGGAAGTATCACACATCATTACTACCCATACCATGATAAGCAAGGTGCTAAGGTAGCAACAAAAACAAGATACACTAAACTAAAAGAATTTAGTATACAAGGTAATACTAAAGACTCAGGATTGTTTGGCGAACATTTATTTTCTAAAAATAAATTTATTATAATAACTGAGGGCGAACTAGATTGCTTATCAGCTTATCAAATGTTCAAGACTAATAAGTATGATACTCCTGTTGTTAGTATTAAGAATGGAATAACATCAGCAGTAAAAGATATTAAAAATAGTTTAGATTATCTTGAACAGTTTGAGAATGTCATTATTAATTTTGATAATGATAAACATGGACAAGAGGGTGCATTAAAAGTAGCTGAGTTATTTAGTCCTGGAAAGTGTAAGATAATGAACTTACCACAGGAATTTAAAGATGCTTCAGATTGTTTATCTAAAAATAAAATACAAGTTTATACCAAAGCTTTTTGGGATGCTAAGTTATATGCACCTGATGGTATTATAAATGCTAATGTTTTATTTGAAGAGATTGCTAAACCAACAGCAAGAGCATTTGTTCAATATCCTTTTGAGGGTATGAATAAAATAACTTATGGTATTAGACCATCTGAATTAGTCACATTCACAGCGGGGTCAGGATTAGGTAAGACTCAGGTAATGAGAGAAGTTGTTTACAATATATTAAAAACAACAACAGATAATATTGGATTGTTAATGTTAGAAGAAACACCTGTCATAACTTCAAAAGGTTTGATGAGTATTGAAGCTAATCAAAGATTACATTTACCTGATGTACATGTAAGTAAGGAAGAGTTGAGAACATACTTTGATGCAACAGTAGGAACAGGTAGAATATTTATGTTCGACCATTTTGGTTCTAACTCAATTGATAATATAGTTTCAAGAGTCAGATACTTAGCTAAAGGTTTAGATTGTAAGTATGTTGTAATAGACCATGTTAGTATTATTGTATCAGACCAATCACATGGAGATGAGAGAAGAGCATTAGATGAGATAATGACTAGACTTAGAACGCTAGTACAAGAAACAGGATTAGCAATGATAGTTGTATCACATTTAAGGAGACCTGATGGTAAGGGCCACGAAGAAGGTGCGGCTACTTCGTTATCACAATTAAGAGGTTCAGCAAGTATCGGACAGTTAAGTGATATGGTTATAGGTTTAGAAAGAGATGCACAGAATGATGACCCACAGATTAGAAATACTACAAGAGTGAGAGTATTAAAGAATAGATTCTCTGGGTTAACAGGGCCTTGTTGTGATTTACAATATGATATAGAAACAGGTAGACTAAAAGAGGTTAAGCTTGACGACATTTAATAAAGTTGTTTTTGATATTGAGACAACCATGTCTGCTGATAAGATATGGTGTATCGTATGTAAACACAATGATACTTACTATCAGTTTGTTGATGGTAAAAATTTAAATAGGTTTGAAGAGTTTGCTAAGAACACTAAAGAATTTATTGGACATAATATAATTGGATTTGATATTCCTGTTATTAAGTCTTTCTTTGGACAAGATACATTTAAGCATTGTAAAATTACAGATACATTAGTTTTATCAAGATTGTTTAATCCTATTATTGAGGGTGGACATTCATTAAAGAATTGGGGAATCAAACTTGGTTTAAATAAAATAGAGTTTGAACAGTTTGATTATCTTAGTGATGATATGTTAAAGTATTGTAGAAATGATGTTGCGTTAACTGAAAAGCTTTATAATTTTTTATCTAAAAAGATGACAGACTTTGGAGAATCAATAGAGTTAGAACATAAAGTTGCTCAGATAATTCAGAAACAATATGACAAAGGATTTTTAATTGATGTAGTTAATGCATACTCTTTACAAGGTAAGTTTAAAGAAGATATGATTGACTTAACTAATGAAGTTAGAAAAACTTTTCCACCTGAAAAAATAGAAGAAACATTTATTCCTAAAGTAAATAATAAAGCTAGAGGTTATGTTAAAGGTGTACCTTATACAAAGGTATCATATAAAGAATTTAATTTAGGTTCACGACAACAAATCGGTGAACGATTAATTAAGCTTGGATGGAAACCAAAAAAGAAAACTGATAAAGGACATGTGATTGTAGATGAAAAAGTTTTATCAGAAATAAATGATATTCCTGAAGCTAAATTAATAAACAAGTTTCTCTTGCTACAAAAAAGAATTGCTCAAGTCAGTTCTTGGATTGAAGCTATAAGAGAAGATGGGAGAGTACATGGAAAGGTAATCACTAATGGTACTGTTACAGGTAGAATGAGTCATCAGTCGCCCAACATGGCTCAGATACCTGCTGTGTATTCTCCCTATGGTAAAGAATGTAGGGCGTTATGGATTGTAAACAAAGGTTATAAACTAGTAGGGGTTGATGCTTCAGGACTTGAGTTAAGAATGTTAGCCCACTACATGAATGATGAGAGGTACACAAATGAAGTCGTTAATGGAGATATACACACAGCAAATCAAGTTGCTGCTGGTTTGGAATCAAGAGATAAGGCGAAGACTTTTATCTACGCATTTATCTATGGAGCAGGTTCAGCAAAAATCGGAAGTATCATCGGAGGTTCGCAAAGAGATGGCGAAAGAGTTAAAGAAAAATTTCTTAGAGCAACACCAAGTCTTAGACGCTTACGAGAAAAAGTGGATAGAGTGGCTCAACGTAGATGGGTCAAAGGACTTGACGGAAGAAAAATAATTATTCGTCAAGTACATTCTGCTTTGAATACTTTATTACAAGGTGCGGGTGCAATTGTTATGAAGAAAGCGTTGACACTATTAGACGAATATGTTATAAGAAAACAAATCAAAGCATTTCCAGTTGTAAATGTACATGATGAATTTCAATACGAGGTAGAAGAAAGTAGAGCCGAAGAGTTTGGAAAGTTAGCAGTACAAGCAATTATAGATGCAGGTAAACAATTAAATATAAGGTGTCCTTTAGATGGAGAATATAAAATCGGAAACAACTGGTCAGAAACACATTAGTACATTAGCAACAGATATTAAACAATTAATTACTGATGTGTCTAATGGTATTCCTGCAAATATAACAGAAGAAAATTTAAATAAATTTTTAAATAATATAAAAGAAGCTATTCTATCATGGAATAAACCATCAGTAAAAGAAAAGTATCAAGGTAAATTAAGGATGAGTGTTCTAGGTAAACCACCTAGACAGCTTTGGTATGATAAGAATAGTCCTAAAGATACTTCAAACTTTGAAGCAGATTCAAGTTTAAAGTTTTTGTATGGACATTTGATTGAACATTTAATTTTATTTCTAGCTGAATTATCAGGACACAAAGTTGAAGACCAACAAAAGAAAGTTGAGATTGATGGTATTACAGGCCATATAGATAGTAAGATAGATGGAGAGATTTGTGATGTTAAGTCTGCTTCATCATTTAGTTTTAAAAAATTTGAGTCAGGAGAAATAGTTAACGATGACCCATTTGGTTATCACGCACAGTTATCAGGATATGAAACAGCTATGGGTACAAAACATGGTGGCTTTCTTGTTGTAGATAAATCGACTGGCGATATATGTTTTTATAAACCTAATGATATGGTTAAACCTAATATTAAAAATTTAATTAAAACTTTAAAAGAAACATTAGAACAAGATACACCACCTAGTAAATGTTATGAAGATAAAGTTGAGAAGAATGGTAATCAAACTTTAGCAACAGGATGTCAATTCTGTTTGCATAAATGGGAATGTCATTCTGATACTAATAATGGTCAAGGATTAAGAGTATTTAAGTATGCAAATAAAAATACTTTCTTTACTAAGATTGTTAAACTTCCTAATGTAGATGAAATAACAAATCAATACAAAGAACAATTAGAAAATTATGGAAAAGCTGAAGCATAAACATTTAATTATACGAGCAGAAGTATCTGCACCACCTCAAACAGAAGAACAAACTATTACTTGGATGAAAGAATTAATTAAAAAGATAGATATGAAAATACTTGCAGGGCCTTTCTCAGCTAAGGTAGATAAGAAAGGTAATGAAGGTATAACATGTGCAACAATCATAGAGACATCACATGTTGTTATTCATACTTGGGATGCTGTAACTCCTGCATTAGTTCAGCTTGATGTTTATTCTTGTAAAGATTTTAAAAAGCAAGATGTATTAGATTGTTTGGAACAATTTTATCCTACTAAAGTTGATTATAAATATTATGATAGAGAGAATAATTTTAAACTATTAAGAAAAAATGCGAAGTAAAATTAATTAGGTACAAAATAATGCAATGTTTATATTGTAATTTTAAAGTTAGATGGAATAATGATTTTGATACAGAAGATACACATCCTGATTCAGAATATAAGATTGTAAGTATGTACCAATGTGATAACTGTGATACTTGGTATGAAGTGTATCATAACAAAAAGGAGGAACATGAATCCAAAAAGAATGAAAATAATTAGAAATAAAGCTAAGGCATTATTAGTTGAATGGTTGCATTCTTTGTTATCTAAAGAAGAAGCAAGTAAAATTAATATTAAAAATGTATTAAACTTTATGCCATATCAAACACATTATATGACTCATAACACAATTAGATTACAACCTTGGTCATACAAATGGATTGTAAAAAAATTAAAATACAACTTAGAGTTGACATTCAATGATTTAAATGATATGTTGCTACCAACAGAGAAAGATTTAAGAAGACAAAGAATGATAGAAGAAGGCCCAATTAAAAATGACTGATAAAAATTTATTTAAAGGAGTTACTTATTCTAGTTTAGACAGACAGGTTCAAGGCAATCACTATAAAGGTATGAAGATACAACCTGCTGAATTTATAAATGAAAACAATTTACTTTTCGCTGAGGGAAATGCTATAAAATATATTTGTAGACATCG